AAAAACCTTGAGCTTTTGGATTGGGTAACGATTCACCATCAGTCTTCATTAGATTATACGCCAGACAGACAATTTGAAATTTTTTGCCTTGATAGCGAGCCTTGGTTACGCTTTCACGAGCTAGTCAGGTTTTTTCCTAATTTAAAAGAAGGCGGGTTTGCTTTAATTCACGACTTGCACCACCATTGCGGGCAGGTGGCGGTTGAAGGCAAAGAGTTTGCTTGGCCTTGGGGGAAACTGCCGGAAAAATTAGAGAAACTGGTTCAAGACAAACGACTAACGCCAGTTTATTTTCCATCGCCCAGAGGATTAACGATGTTTTATAAGCCAACAAAGGATGATTATAAATGGATATAAGTAATTTATGTCGGGAGCTGAAATTTAAAAGTGAGGCAGTTTTATATACGCCTCCTGACCCTTTTAGGATTTATGAAAGGCTGGCAAAAATATATATGATAGCCCATGCAGAGCCTACTAAGTTAATTAGTAATAAAAAGGTATCACCAATTGCTCTTTTTCCAGACGATACTTGGTGGTGGCGGAGTTATGGAGTTAATCCCGATTATAAAACGCCTTTGATGTTTGTTAAATGGGTTTTACAAGAAATACCAAAGGAGTTTTGGAAATTTAATGTTTTAATTACAGTTAATCTTAAAAGATTGAAAGACTCGGCTAGGAAAAGCGAATTGAGTTATATCTGGATAGATATGAAAAATAGAAAAAGAAAATTGAAGTGTGTAGAAATAAGCGACAATGTGTTAAAAGAATTAAAAAATAAATTATTTTACCTTCCTAGTTATGAACAAATAGCCAAGGAGGTTAAAAGTTGGGATGACAAATATAAATATAAAGGATGGGGTCTTATCAAAGACCAGAAAGTTAAATTTTGAAAGGGGGTGATATAAATGGCTAGAAAAAAATCAAAAAGTTTAATAGTTCCAAAAGAGAAATTGGCCAAAGAAGCAATAAAAGGAATTAAAGAAGAAATATTTGGCGAGCAAGTGGAGATGGTAAGGGATTATATAAAAGGGGCTTATCGTTTTAGGAATGAGAAAGAGAAGACAATTAAAAAACTACAAGAGGAAATTGCAGAGATTGATAAAGTAATAGGAGAAGTAGAAAAAGGCAATCCCGAAGCAATAAAACAAGTAAAAGTTCCCGCTAAATATTTATCTGAAAAGACTGTTCGTTTGAATGATATGGATTGGGACGAGGAAAATTAAATTAGGAATCTTAAACCTTCTACAGAAAGAAGAAATGAAGGTTTTAATTACAGGAGGGGCGGGTTTTATAGGGTCTAATGTTAGTATCGAAGCCATAAAAAGAGGTCATCAAGTGATTGCTTTTGACAATCTCTGGAGGCCAGAGGTTAGTAAAAACCTAGAACTAATGCAAAAAACATACAAGGATAAATACCAGTTTGTCTGGGGTGATGTTAGGAACAAAGAGGACTTTGAAGCATTGCCAAAAGTTGATGCCATCATTCACTTTGCGGCCAACCCAGAAGCAATTACAGCGGTTTATTATCCTGTGTATGATTTTAGGTCAAACGCAGTCGGGACTTTTAATGTTTTGGAGTTTGCCAGAAAAAGAAACATTCCTTTTATCTATGCCAGCACTACAAAAACAATGTCTGACATTATCAATGAATGGCCGATAAAAGAAACGAAAACTAGGTTTGAGCTGGAGACTGTTGATAAAGCACCAGATTGGCTAAAAGAGCTTTTACTACAAGGGCTAACAGTTGAAGGCGGCAAGGTATTGGCAATTAACGATAAGTTTCCGGTTGATGGTTTTGGCAAGTGGGGACACTCTCCTTATGGAATAAGCAAGTTGACCGGAGAACTTTATACCCAGGAGTTTCATGTTACTTTTGGCTTGCCAGTGGTAATTTTCAGGATGAGTTGTATTTATGGTTTATGGCAAAAAGGAATAGAGGAGCAGGGATGGGTTGCGTGGTTCTTAAAACAGATGATGGGTGGAAATAGAAAAATTAACATTTTTGGGAATGGCAAGCAGGTTAGGGACATTTTGGATGGCAGGGATGTAGCCAGAGCATATTTAAACGCCCTAGAGACGATTTCTAAGGTCAATGGACAGATATTCACCATTGGCGGAGGCAGGAAATTTAACTATTCATTGCTAGAGGTAATTGCGGAGATTGAGAAGGTAACTGGCAAAAAAGCGGAATTGACTTTTGAAAAGAAAAGACCGGCAGACCAGGACTGGTATGTGTCTTGCAATAAGAAAGCCAAAGAATTATTAAATTGGGAGCCTGAGATTGGTTTGGGGCGGGCATTGGAGGATATGAAAAAACAACATGAGCAAAGATAGCTTTGTTATCAAACAGAATGACGACTGGTGGGAATATGAGGAGAGATACAAAATGAAAAGAAAAACTAGGGCGGTGATTATGGGGACTAGCTGTTTTCCCTTCCTTATAAGGTATTGGAGGGAATTGTTTAATAAGTGGGAAAAAACGGTAGATAAGGTTTATATTTCCCTAGCGCCTTTAGGTGATTATCCTGGTGCTAGGGAATACGCCAAGAGTGTTTTGAAACACCCGAAAATAAGGATAAGGGATAAGAATGAGGGTTGGCCTACAGGAATGGAAGAAGATGCCAAGGAGGCAAAAGAAGACTTATTGCTTATCTTGCATGACGACACTTTTATCCACAAGCCGGAGTTTTTAGAAGATACTTTCAGCATAATGGGTGATAAGGCAATAACGCCGATACATCAAATTTATTCGGAGATAGGATATGTTGAGGAAAACATGAAAAAAAGATATGGCGATATGCTTCCCTGGAAATGTGCAAGCGGAGAACAAGGTTATTCGTTTCTTTTGTATCTGCTTTTTATTCCGAGGGAACAGCTAATGGAAACAAGCGTCAATTTTCAGGGATCGGGTTGGAAAAAAGGAGATTATATAAAAGAGCTAGGAATAACAACAGACAGGGACTTTGGCGGGGATACTGGTTTTAAATTGGGACTGGAGTTATTGCAAAATGGCGTTATGGTGCAGCCGATACCAAGATATACAACTGCTAATATTCCTCTTGAAAAAAATCCGCTTGAGAAATTAAGAGAACTTCAAAAAAATAAAGAGGATTTGTTTTCTGATGAAGCTGGCTGGCTTCATATTTGCGGCATGGGGAATAGGTTGGGAGATTGGTTTGATAAAAATAAGAAGGAATACAAACAGAGTGAACAATTCAAACAAGACTGTATTCTTAAACTTGGCTGGCTGTTTGAGTTTTTGAGCTGTGATGAGTTTAATGAGGTTTCCGATTATAAAGAACAAGTAAACAGGGAAGTCGAAAATGTTATTAAAAAATTAAATATTGATTTTAGGAGGGTGAAAGAATATCAAAAAATATTCCATCAATTATTATGGGGAAAATAGATTTTAATTATGTCAACAATCTAGCTTTCAGGGATACGGATATAAACGAGCACCTGCTTGATTTATATGGAGTAGCAGTTGGTATGAACGCTAAAGTCATAGTTGAGCTTGGGGCTGGACAGTCAACTTATGCCCTAACGGCAGCCGCCAATGAAACTAAGGGCCAACTTTATAGTGTTGATTTGGGTAAAGACGCAGTTACCAGGCTTTTTCCGCAAGGAGAAGGAGTATTAGATAAAGAAGAACGCTACCATTTTATCCAAGGTGATGATATGGAAATAGTAAAGACTTGGAATACGCCGATTGATTTTCTTTTTTTGGATACCAGTCATTTATACGAAGATACGAAAAAGGAAATCGAGGCCTGGTTTCCTAAAGTGAAAAAAGGAGGGATTATAGCCATGCACGACGTTGCCCACGAGGAGGGATTGGGGACAGGTTGCCGGAAAGCTCTTGATGAGTTTATGAAAAGCGAGGAAGGGAAAGATTATAGAGTATTACAATTACTTGACACAAAGCATCTAGGGATGGCTATTTTAATAAAGCTATTATGACAAAAACAGTTCTCGTTTGTTTTCACAATTATGTTCCCATGTACGACCACAAGTATTTTGACGTGATTTTGGACTATTTCATGCGTAATTTTGAGAAATATTGGCAAGACGAGGTAGATAAACTATACCTTTTGGACTCGAATTGGGAAGTGAAAGACATTAGCAATCCAAAGGTGGAAGTGATAAAGACAGACCCGAATATGCGTTACTGCAATACCTATAAGGCAGTTTTGCCTACGATAAAAGAGGATGCGGTTTTACTTTTGGATAATGACATGGTGATTTACAGAAAAGGAATTGTTAAAGACGCTTTTAAACTAATTGAGAATGGTTTTGATGTGGTTTCAATTTACGATACGATTGGTGAAAAAACATTTGAAGAATTGGGTGGCAAGTCTAAGTTTTGTCCTTACCTTTTTGCCGTTAAAAAAGATTTGTTGATGAAGTTTAGGGATTGCGATTGGGAAGATGATATGCCTCATTATGAAACATTAGGGCAATTAACAGAGGAGATGTTAAAAGCTGGTTTAAAGCCTTTTGAAATGGAGGAGGATAAAAACTCGATTTACTTTGATGGTGTAAAAGATAAGCCTAAGAATTTGGGTTATTACCATATTCGGGCAGGTTCAACGCCAGCCTATTTGTTGACTCACAGAAATTTAGGAAATAGAAAAACCTATGAAGAGTTTATTAAGGGACAACCAAAAAGGGAAATTCTAAGACAGGTAGCCTGGTATTGGCTGATGGCAGATGAGGCTATAAGAAAAGATGTTATAGAAGTGGTAATGGATTGTGGAATGAGACCTGGTGAATTTAGGTTGTATGTAAGTGATTTTAAGGAGTTTCATGGATTGGAGGAGAAGTGAAAAAAACCATTGGAGAGTTAATTGACGAATTGAGCATCGTAAACTGTAAGATATATCATCTCGTTGAAAAGCAGCGACAGAATAAACATACTGCTGAAGATTGGACTAAATCAGAAAACTTAAATATTTACCGTTCGAAACTTAAAAATGCTATCAACAAAGAATTTAACCAAAGACAAGAAATCAAAATTTAAACATTCGAAAGAATTTGATATTTTTGTCGAAGTTATCAATAGATTAGAAATAGCAAGATGGGGAAAGGAATATATGAAAAACAACAAACTACCTAGTCCATTTGTTCCCCATGTTTGGAGTGAAGCATGCGAGAATTGGTTTAAAAATAAGCTAGAAACTAACAAGGTAATTACAAAAATGATATCTAAAGATGAGTTTATTAAAGCAGTTGAAGAATATCAAACCTTAAATAGATGGCAGTGGTTTAGAAAAAGAAAGTTAGAAAAGCAAATTGCAGTTACGGCTAAATATTGGTTGGAAGATATAAAAAGTATTAAAAAGAAAGAGAAAATAGTTTTTAAAATTCCTAAAATAAAGGAGATTATAAATGACTAGAGCGGTTTTTTTATCGGCAGGTGGTGATTGCTTTATCGGCCTTTTTACCCACTACCTGTTTAAAAAATACTGGTATGGGGAAGCGGACAAGTTTTATGTTTGTTTAAACAACCATTCAGGTGTGCCAAAAGAAGTTATTAAAGAATACATTACTAATTTGGTTGACGACCCGAAAGTTGAGCTTATTTACCATCCTAGAGGCATAGGTAATGGGATGCCGATAACAGAAATGGTTAAAATCTGCACAGAAGACTTAGTGATGCTGTTAGAGGACGATGGCTATATATTCACATCAGGCAAGGTCAACCAATATTTTCAGATGATTGAGTCTGATTTAACTGATGCGATTGGTTCACCTCGCTTTTCTTGTGCTGAGGAGATAGCCGAGGTTTCAGCTAAAAAGTATAACCTTGATTATTCTGGTTATGGCGACAAAGGCCCTAACTGGTGGCCAAACTTTTTCTTTGTCAAGAGAACCGATTTGTTAAGAACTGACCTTAATTTCGGCAGTATCCAGTTTAAACCTGGCGATTACTGCAAGGAGCTTGACCATACTTTCAAGGAGATTGCTCATGGGGATACTTTTGTTTATGCCTGTATGCAATTAAGGGCTTTGGGATTGCGGTTTTCTACCTGCCCCCAGTTTCACGCAGACCCTTTTGAAATAGAAAGCAAGGGAAAAAAGGAAATGAATTGGGTTGAAGGCAAGCCCTTTTGGTTGCATGGCGGTAGTTTGTCGGCCTCTTGGAATGGTTATTTAAGCGGTCAAGTGCCGGACATTCAAAGCGAGATTAACGCCAGGGAAATAGAAAGCAGGGTGGCTTTTTGGACAATCGCTTCCGATGTAGTTGAGGGGTTTGATGATTTTAAGAAACAGTATAAACAAGGGATTGAGAACTTGATTGTTAATGCCAAACTGGACAGGAAAAGGATAAATGAGAAAATTAGTTTGTATAAAAATTTAATGCAGGTATAAGGAGAGAAATTATGAAAATAAGAACTAAATACAATATCAAAGATAAAGTTTGGTATTACATTGAACAATTTAATAAATATGCGTGGGGGAAAATTGAAAGTATAGAGGTGAAGGTTGGTGGATATAACGAAAGAATAAGATATTTTATGAAAAATAGATTTTGTGGTGAGAGAAAAAAAAGTTACTATTTTTCCCCTACAGACTTTTATTGTTCTCGTATAGTGGAGAGAGAAGAAGAAGAACTATTTAAAAACCCAGAAGAAGTCAAGAAATATCTTAACCGACAGCATAAAGAGAAAATGGATGACTTATGTGAATTAAAAAAGGGTTTATTTGGATAAAATTACTTTGTATAGGGGGTTGATGGGAGTATGAGTATAAATACAACAATAGGAAGAAAATATGATTTTTATAAAGGTTTAATTGTGCCTAATGGTTGTTATTTTATGGTGCGATTGGATGGTAATTGTTTTTCAAGATTTACTGAGAGATATGAACGACCGTTTGATAAAAGGTTTTATCAAGCAATGCTAGAGGGAACTAAAGAACTTATGACTTATATTCCTGATATTTACAAAGCCCACTTTCACTCAGACGAAATCTCCCTTTACTTTGATAAAAATAGTCAATGGTTTGATAGAAGGATAGAGAAGATTATTTCTATTACAGCAGGAATTTTATCAGCAAAGTTTTCTCAAGAAGTAAAAGCCCAGGCTCACTTTGACAGTAGAATTTTAGTCACGCCAACGAAAAGAGATGTAGAGATTTATGAGAAAGATAGAAGGCTTAATGCTTTTAGGGGTTGTGTTAATTCTTATGCTTATTATAGTTTACGGAAAAAAGGTTTGACTGAAAGACAAGCTACTAAAAAATTATTAGAGTTGAAATCCAAAGAAAGACAAGAATTATTGTTTAAGGAATTTGGGATAAATATTGCTAAAGTTCCAAAGTGGCAAAGGGTTGGTTGTTTTTTAGTTTGGGAGGAATATGAGAAAGAAGGATATAACCCGATTAAAAAGATAAAAGTTAAGGCTATTAGAAGAAGAATAAAAATATTATGAAACCTGATATTTTGTGCTGCCATCCAAGAGACGTAATCTACCCCTTGTTTATGCACCGGATAAACAAAGACAGGGAACTTTTTAACAGGATTATTGTAGTGATGACCCAAAAGGCAAGGGATGTGGATTACAGTGGTTACCTGCAAACAAATATAAAAAGGGTAACTTTGGTAAAAGAATATAAAGATGATGGGAGCGATTGGAGAAATGCCGCTATCAGGGAAGGATTAAGATATATCGGCTCAGGCGACATTTTATTTCTCGAACAGGATTTCCTATTTAAAAAGGGGTTCTTTGAAAAATTGATAGAGAAAGCCAACGATTATAATGCGGTGGGTTTTGTTGACGGCAACAGGTTTCACCCCGCTTGCTTGCTGGTTAAAAGGGAAATATTGAGCAAAACCAGCAGGGATTTTAGCGTTGACAGGGATGTTGGCGACCATTTCGTTAAGTTTAGCAGGGAGTTAATGGATTTGGAGAACTGGGCAGATTTGAAGTATCTGGATTTACCTGAATGGAAACATCTTGCTGGACTAACCCAGAATTTCAGGATGAATAGCAACTGGTATCATCCACGGGAGTTTTTTACTTATTTGGTTTGTTCGGGTGAGATTGACCAGCCCGAAGAATGGGCGGAATTTGCGGTTAAAAAGTTACATCAAGTAGGTGAGTATCCGCTTGATGAAAAGATTAAAAGTTTTTTTTAGGGGGTGAAAAGAAATGAGAGCAGGTAATTCATATAGAGGATTTGTTAATGATATTTTTATCGAATATTCAATGATTGACTTATGTTGGAAAATATGGATTTTTGAGAGAAAAAATAACGAGAGGTGGATTGTTCATGGTGATAAAAGAACAATTTATAAAGATGGTGGGAAGTTGCCAGAGCCAACTATTGTGCTTGAAGACCCAACCTCTTTGAATGATTTAGGTAATTGTTTAAACGAGATGGGGTTTGGCAAGAAACCAGAAGATACTACTAAGGAAGTTAAAAGATTAGAAAACCACCTAGAAGACATGAAAACGATTGCTTTTAAACAATTAAAAATTAAGGAGAAAAAATGAATTGCACTCTTATAACTTGCTGGATAAAGCACTGCGATTATCCCTTATATAGAAGATTTTTGAAGAATTACCGACAATTTTTTAATAAGATAGTAATTCTTTTTTCAGAGCATAATCGTTGGCCTTATTTTGACCATTTTATTCATGGTTCATTGGCTGACCTAGATATAACATTTTTGGACTCAAAAGAACTGGATTGGGGCAAGGAAGATTGGCGGAATGTGGCTACCAACGAAATGCTTAAATATTCAGATACCGAATGGGTTGTTTCTATTGAGCAGGATTGGTTTAGCAAAGACTGGAATAAATTATTAAATGCGGTTGAAGAAGCCAGTAAAGATAACGAGTATATCGGCTGGTGGCAGGAGAGTAATAAATACATACATCCAAGTTTCTGGTTTATTAAAAGAGCATTGCTTGATAAGACTAGAAAAGATTTTGCCGCTCATGGTAAACATGACCATTTTGGCTGGATTGCCGAGGATGTTAAGAGTCTGGGCGGCAAGACTAAAACCACTCAAGAGATGGGGTTTAAGGACTTTGAGGATTGCTTCCATTTAGGCGGGGTAAATCAAAACTACCTTGAGGGACTTAAACCTGACTATGTATTTCACAGGCCGGAGATATTTTCCAGTTATAACTATTGGAGTGTTAAAGCAGACGTTAAACAAGACCCTAGACATCTTGAGTTATGCAAAAAGATAGCCGAAAGATTACCAGCGCCGGATGATAAATGGAAGGAGTTTTTTAAGTGAAAATAACAAATAAAGATTTTGAATTGTATAAAGCAGTTAATATTTTAATAAATTATATTTTGAAGAAGTGAAAATTTTAGCAGACTTTCATCACGACAGCCTATGGTGGGCATTACACCTGCTTTTTGAAAAGCGGTTAGGCTGGGAGCTTTACCGGCCTTATGGCGTGGAATGGTTTGACCAGGAATATTTTAAATTGTATGGGCATTTTGCCATGAAAGAACCTTACCGCTTTTTGGCTAAATTGTATTTAAAAGACATTGTTTTTACTCAAGATGGCGAGAACGGCTATGGTTTGGAAACAAGAATGGGTTGCATTGACTATCCCAAGTTTAAATTAGTTACCCTTAAAAAAGCTAAAGAAATGGACTTTGACATAATAATTTGCACCATCAACGAGAACGAAAAGTATTTTTACAAGTTCGCCAAAGAGTTTTGTCCGAAAGCGAAGCTGATAAGGATTACCGGCAATATGAATGATAAGGTTGACCACGAGCTTTATCCTAACCTGATGGCTTCTGATATATCCTCTTACAAAATGTATCAAGGAGAACACAAGGTTTTATTCAGGCAGGAGTTTGACTTGAACCTGTTTAAGTATTCACCGCCGACCAATACCCATAATTTATACAGCTTTTTGAATGGACTTAGGGCAGAGGAAACCGAACCAGGGGTTTTTGGCACCTGGTTTAAGCTTTTGCATTTACTGCCTGAGTTTAAATTCAGGAGTTATGGCGGCAAGTGCGAGAACGGCCGGATTTTTGGCAAAAGGAAGTTGATTGAGAGAATGTCGGAAGCCTCTTTTTTATACCATGTGAAAAGGATTGACGGCTACGGGCATACTATCCACAATGCTTTTGCTTTGGGAAGGCCAGTTATTACTTGTTTTGAGTATTACAGAGACAAAATTGCCGAGCCTCTTTTGGTTGATGGCGAAACCGCTATTTTTACTGATGGCCGGAGCAGCCGGCAGATAGCAGAAATTGTTAGAAGCAAGGCTAACATAGAGGAATTGACAAGGATGAGTGAGAATTGCCGGAAGAAGTTTGAGGAGAATGTCAAGTTTGATTATGAATTTATGCGGATACAAAAGTTTTTGGAGGAGTTGAGGTGAAAGTATTAGCCGATATGCACCACCAGCAGCTTTTTCATAGCCTAGAGCTTTTGTTTGAGAAAAGGCTGGGCTGGGAGCTTTACACCATGAAAGGGCTTGAGTGGTTTAACGAAGGCTTTTGGAAGGGAGCGGAAGCCTATGCGAATAATGTTGGAACAGTCGGCCAGTATCTAGGTTTGAGGGGTAAAACACCGGACAGCAACGGCGTTTGCGTGGTTGACGGCACTAAGGGATTAACACTTGAGGGATTTAAAACAATGCCTGTAGATATTGTGATTGCCTCGATACCGGCCCATGTTAAGTCTTTTAATGACTTGATAAAAAAATACAAGCCGCAAGCTAAGCTGATTTATCAAGTCGGCAACCATTTCGGCTCGATTGATTTCAGTTTGGTTAAGAACCTGATGTCCAGCACCATGCCCGAACAAGTGCCGAGCAATGTCAATGCGGTTTTCTACCACCAGGAGTTTTCCTTAGATGTTTTTAAATACGAACCGCCTCAAGAAAGCAAGGCAATAAGGAGTTTTGTACACACATTGTCAATTGCTGGACATTTTCAAGCCGATTGGCAGGATTTCTTGTCATTGGAAAAAGCTCTGCCTGAATTGAAGTTTGAGGCTTATGGGGCTGGCTGTCGGGATGGCTGCATTGGCGGAGAAGGAGAGATTGCAAGGTTAATAAGAGAGAGTTTGTTTGGCTTTCATTTAAAGAACATGGCAGACGGCTTCGGCCATACCATCCATAACTGGTTTGCGTGCGGACGGCCGGTAATTGTTCGCAAAAGCCAGTATCAAGGGAAACTAGCTGGACAGCTGATGATAGACGGCTTAACTTGCATTGACTTGGATAAAGGAAGCCTAGAAAGCAATGTCGAAAGGATAAGAAAAGCAAGCCAGCCAGAGGAACATAACAAGATGTGCCAACAGGCTTTTGATAAATTTAAACGGGTTTGCGATTTTGACAAAGAGTTTTTAAAAATTAAAACTTTTTTAGAGAAGCTAGGATAGGAGGTGAGAAATGGACAATAAAGGATATATTTTAGGCTTTTGGAGAAATGTTAAAACCAGATGCCAGAACCCTGAGTGCGGAAGGCCGATTACCAGAGCCTACGAATTAAGACCGAATAGCTATGGAGATTTGCCTGAAGGCATTAAAGAGATTGCGCCGGTAGGCAGGTATTGCCCCCATTGCGCTAAAAAGATGGTTGAGGCGGTTCAACAGGCAATTAAAGAGGAGGAGGAAAAAGGAGGTTTGGATTTATAGTTTCTTGAAAGCTGGAGAATAGGAAGGATAGTTAGTAGGTTTTGTCCATGCTTCTGGGTATTAACCTATTCTTCGGCTTTGAGGGAAATATGACGGAAATAACTGACTTAGAAAAATTACCAAAAGAGAAACAAAAAGTCGTGGCTAAAGTCCTGTATAAAATGGGATGGGCTTCTAAAAAAATAGAAGAATGGCTTGGTATTTCGGATACAACAATTTGGCGGGCTTCAGAATTACCAACTCCAGAAGAGCTGAAACAATTTGAAATAGATTTCCAAGTGGCAGTAAAAGGAATAAAGCAGGAAGGGATTGCGAAGGTTTTAAAACGGATATTGGAAATAATCCCAAAAGAAAAAAAATTAGACCAATTAGTGAAAGCAGGAGAATATTTGGAGGGGACTAAAACACCCTTAGTAGCCCAACAATTCAACATAGACGAAGTTAAAGTTTCCAAGGAGGAGTATGACAGGATTTTCGAGGGGATTGAGGATTGACAATAATCCCAAACTAGCGAAGGTAGTGAAACTGGTTTCTGATAATCCGGTAGAACTTACCAACCGCTTTTTATATACTTTCGACCCAAAAAGAGAACCTTACCATTTGCCTTTTAGATTGTTCGATTTTCAAGAAAAATTGGTGGGGAATATTAAAGACGCTATTGAGAATGGTTATGATTTATTTATTGAGAAATGCAGGGAAGTAGGAGCAAGTTATGTAACTTTGGCAACCCTCTTATGGTTTTGGCGTTTTATTCCAGGCTCAAACTTTCTTTTAGGTTCAAGAAAAGAGCAGTTTGTTGACAATAGAGGCGTGAGTCTTCGCAAAGACCTTGAAGTTTCGAATAAGGAGGAGTCTTTGTTCGGCAAGCTTCAATATATGTTAGACCACTTAAATCCTCTTTTATTGCCTAAAGGTTTTAATGTCAAAAGGCATTTTACCACCATGTCTTTGAAAAACCCCCAAAACGGCAATGTAATATCAGGCGAGTCAAGCAACCCTAATTTTTCAAGGGGCGCAAGATACAAGGCTATTCTATTAGACGAGTTTGCTTTCTGGGAAAATGATTGCCTAAGAAAAGATACAGAAGTTTTAACTGGACTTGGATGGAAATTAGTTAAAGACTGTACAAAAAAAGATTTAGTTTATTCAATGGATATAGATACTGGCAAAGCTAAATTAATGCCAATCACTAAATTACATAAGGTATATGCTGAAAAATTATATGAGTTTAAAAACAAAGCTATTGATATTTCTTGTACTGCTAACCATAAATTGTTGATTAAGAAAAGGTATTTTCCAAAAAACACTAGAAAATTTAAAAATAAGAATAAGGATAAAGGAAAGTATCAACAAAGCAATGGAAAAATGTATTTTAGGCGGGCTGATGAAGTATATACCCAAAAACATGACTTTATTCCATTGGTTTCAAATTATGTTGATGGAGAATCTCCAGAGAAGATTTATGGTTTTAAAGCCAAAGATTTCCTAGAGTTTTTAGGCTGGTATATATCAGAAGGGTGGGGAAGAAATAAACCGCGTAATAGGAGAATCAGTATTTCTCAAACCAAAAGTAAAAATCGTCAGAAGATAGAAGATTTGTTAAAAAGAATGAATTTGCCCATTGTTTATAATAGTCATGCTTATAATTTAAGCAAAGGCTATTTACCTGAAAAAATGTTTGATGAATTGATTTCTCTTGGTAAGGCTCATCAAAAACATATTCCAAGAAAGTATCTTAACTTATCAAAAGACCTACTCAAGACTCTTTTTAATTCTTTAATTTCTGGTGATGGGTGTATTACTGAAAGAAAAAATAGGACAAATAAAATGATGTATGCTACAACTTCAAAACAGTTAGCTGATGATTTTCAGGAATTGACTCAAAAAGTAGGATTGAAAGCTTCAATATCCCAACAAAGCTATGATAATGGAAAATGGCGGAAGTTATACAGGTTAAATATTGGATTTAAACAGCATTCCCAAGTAGCCTGTCTTGATAAAAAAATTGTTCCCTATAATGATTTTACTTATTGTGTAACTACTCCATATCATAGCTTATATGTCAGAAGAAATGGTCGGGCTAGCTGGTGTGGCAATACATCAGCTTGGGGAGCGACAGCTGATACCACCGCTTGCAGGATTGTTTTAACAACGCCAGGTTCAAGACCGAGTAAGGCAAAAAGGCTAAGGTTCGGCAAGGATAACGAAAAGATAAAAGTTGTTACCTTAACTTACAATTTAGACCCTAGGAAAACAAAAAAGTGGCTGGCACGAGAGAAAAACAGGCGGTCGGCAGAAGATTTTGCAAGAGAGATAATGATAAACTGGGAAACCTCGGTGGCTGGCAGGGTTTATAATGAAATTGAGCAAGCGGAGGTAGGTAGTTTTCCTTATGATTGGCATTGGCCTTTGTATGTTGTCTGGGACTTTGGCTTGGATGGGACAGCTTTGCAATGGTGGCAGACCAACATGGTTAATGGCAAGCCGAGATTAGTTGAGGCTTTTGAGAACAAAGACAAACCGATTGAGTGGTTCTTGCCTTTTTTTCCCAAACAGGATATTGACTCTAATTTTTCTTATTCCGATGACGAATTGGAATTGATAAGGAAAGTTAAGGAGTTTAAGATTGCCATTCACTATGGCGACCCTGATGTTTCAAAAAGGTCATTGATTACCGGCACTTCGACACGGCAGACTTTGCAGGATAAAGGCATTTATGTTCAGACGAATACTGAGTCTAATGATTTTGTTTCAAGAAGGGAAAAGACAAAAGTGTTGCTGCAACAGGGAATAGAAGTTAATCAAACAAGAGGAACTGATTATTTTATGGATTGTGTCAAAGAAGCCCGCTATCCTCAAAGGCAGGAAACATCGCAAGTAACCACGCCAGTGAATTTGCCAATTCACGACTGGACTTCTCATAATAGAACAGCTTTGGAATATTTTGCGGTTAATTACGAAGGCAAGCCAGAACCCAACCCGATTACCCAATCAACGCCAGAAGAAAGAAGGAGAAACCCGAATGAGAATATTATCCCTGACGAGGGAGGAGTAGCAGATTTGTTTTAAAAGGAGGTGAGTAATGCCGGATAAAAGATGGATGTGTGCCTTGTGTTTTAACGAGAAAACAGGGCCTATGGAATTTGAAACAGAGGAGGATTACAAGGAACACAATAGGAAATATCACCCGACAGGCGAGCCTAATGTGCAAAAGCCTGTGGAAAAACCTAAAATTACAGAGGAATTGCCGGAGCTAGCGAAACCTCAACCTCAACCTATCCAGTTGACTTACAAATATATCGGGACTTGTTCTTTTTGCAAAGGAGAAGTGGAAACAATCGAGCTTGATGTTGGCGTTAAGATCAAAGAGCACGTTTGTTTGGCTTGGTGTAATAACTGCAAGAAGAAACTTAGCCAAAGAAAGGTGGTTAAATTATCATAAAATGGAAAGTGTAATAAGCGAGCATAACTTTTTAGAATACCTGAAAAAGAACTATCCTTACCTTTGGGACTTTGAGGTGGAAATAAGGAAGGTGGTTGACGAGAGTGGGTTTGGCGATGCTTCAGCAAGCGTTATTGTTAGGAACAAAAAGGTGTTTTCCTGTGATGTTTCCCATTGGGTTAAAAAGTTATATGAGGAGAAAAAACAAGTTTGACAAACCTTTAACTTAGTGTTATAACTTTTATTAGTAAAGCTCAAAGGAATATATCCGAGGACTTAGGTTCTCGGTTTTTTTGTTATATGGCAAAAAACACGCTTGAAGAAATCAAAAAAAAGATAATTACTTCTACCCAGCAAGCTGAAAAGAAATCGGGCTTAAAAATAACCAGACAAGACATTCTTGATGTTTTGGAAATTCACAATGACCCGAAAAAGAAAAAAGAAAATGTGGAGAAGTTTTTGGACTCGCTTGACGGCATGACCGAAGAACTTAAAAACAAGGTCTTAAATGATTTGGAGAGCTATGGTTGAGTTTATTATCTTGGCTTTATTGGTAATAGGTTTTGCAGTTTTCGCTTACATTTTCTATACCAAACAAAACAAGCTGACGGAAACATTGGTTAAGAAGCTAAACGACCAGGCCGAGAAAGCAACTGAGATGATGATGGCCGGAAGTTTGCAGGAATGGCAAAGGATTAAGGAAGGCAGAAAGCCACAGCCAAACAGAATTAAAAGCGACCCTAACCTTTTGGAATTAACCGAAGAAAACAGAATCCCTTGGGATGACATTACTGGCGTTAAGATTGACGAAGGGCCGAAAACAAAAGTTAAAATTTACCATTAGTTTGCAGGTTGGCGGGGGGGTCTGATTTAATCAGACTTCTAACGGGGTGTAAACCACGCCCCGTCAGCTTACAAAAAAGGATAAGCTAAAGCTTTTCAATCCAAACCTTCTAAGAAAGCATGAGTGCCGAAGAAAAAGAAAGAAGAAAATAAAAAGCCGGAAGTTATTAAATTAACAACGCTTAAAAGCGACAAGGAAAAGAAGGCTTTAAAGCGAGTAGCAAACCAGTTTTTAAAATCAAAAGCGGACAGTTTGTTTAAGTCGGCTTTTGAAAGCAGGGAACGCTATGATTGGGAATGGCTGACAAGGGATTTGTTCAGGCGGGGCTATCATTTCTCCAATTACGACCAGCCTAACAAGACTGTTCTTCTAGCCACCAGGAGAGGCGTTAAATTTCCGGTAAACCTCTTGTGGTCTCAAATGAGAGGGGTTAAAAACATGGTAACAAACTTCAAACCCAAATGGGAAGTCTTGCCAACCGGCAAGTCTGAGGAGTCTTTAGCCAACGCCCGCTATTCGGGCAAACTCCTTGATTACTATTACCAGCACTTGGGTTTAAGGAAAATGCTTAAAGAAACAGTTATGCAGGGGTTGATGTTCTCCGTTGGCGGGCCTTGGCAGATAGGTTATGACAAAGAGACAGGCGAGGCTTATATTTGGCTTATTGACACTTACGACTTTTATGTTGACCCTTTGGCTCCATCCTTAAAAGATGCCCAGTTTTGCGTTAAGGCAGTCAGGAAGAATTTAGACGAGGTAACTACCAATCCCCACTACAAATTTTATGAGAGTATTCCCAAAACAGGAGAACCAGTGCTGGCGGTTTCTCCGGCCAAGCAGTTTCTAATCCAGGCATTAAAGCATAAGACTGGCAATACCAAAGAAGAAGAGGAAGAAGGGGCGATACTTAAAGAGGCCTGGATTAAAACAAGGGTTTCTGACGACAACATTGACGAGATAAAAGAGGAATTGGCTCAAAATGAGGAGGACACAAAGAATTTAAAGAATGGCGAGGTTTTAATGAGAATTGTCCATTTTACCGACTTTCTCCAAGACCCGCTTTTGGTTCAGCTTAAAAGAAGAAATGATTTTCCATTCGCTTTGTACCAAGGGGATATTAACCCCTGCGAGCTTTACGGAGAGAGCTGGGCCAAACACATTATTCCTATCAACAGGGTTTTAAACGCTTTGGAGTCCTCAGTTTTTATGTTCAATTACATGGTGGCAGTAGGTCGGGTAATCATTGATAAAAATTCAGGGGTGAGATTGGTTGCAAACCAGCATGGCAGTTTCATTGAGAAAAATAGAGGAGCTGACGTTAAAATTCCCCAGCCGCCTTCAGCACCGCCAAGTTTCCAGCAGCAGATTGCAAACTGCTGGAAATACATTGAGGATTTGGGCGGTTTGCATGAGCCTTCCTATGGCAAGTTGCCTTCCAACATATCGGGAATTGCCTTAGCCGAGTTAAAACAAGCGGATGCTAGTAATTCCAGTGATTTGACCGATAACCTGGAAGAATTTTTGGTTGAGGTAGGGCAAAAGACCTTAAAAGTGGTTTCCCAGAATTATGATGTCCCTAAACTGATTAAAGATTTGGGAATGGGCGGGGATGTCAAGCATTTTGCGGTTGTCGGCGAAAGCGGGGCTGGCAGGAGAAGCAACAAAAGGAAAGTTAAGATTGGGCCGGATAGTTTTGATTTGGCGGTTATCGGTTCTGACAATGAGATAAGGGTAACTATCGGCTCATGGCTGGCTTATACCAAGACCGCAAGGCAGGAGAGATTGGAAAGTTTGTTTGAAAAAGGCGCTATTGACCAGAAAACTTTACTGCAGCACTGCGAGTTTGCCGACGTGGATAATATTATCGAGAAAACCAGGCAGGAGGAGATTTTAAAGCAATTCAGGAAAAGCAACGCTCAAGGAGCTGAAGTTTCAGACGAGGAGATAGCAAGGCAGGAAAACGCCATGATGCTTCAGGGAAACGATAAAGTAGAGCCTTTAGTAACCGATAACCACATTGTCCATAACATTGTCCATCAGGAGGCTTTGGGTGCGGGCGGAAACCCCATTATTGAGAAACACATGAGCTTGCATGAAGCACTGGCCGAAAAACACCCTGAAGGGGAACAAGCACCAGCACAAACGCCAATAGCGACGCCAGCGCCAACGCCAGGGGTGGCAGGAATGACCACGCCGCCGCCAGGAGCACCGGCCGGAGGCACGCCAGGCTCACCGGAAGAAGCGGCTTTAATGGAAAGTTTAGCAGGATTGCAAGGAGGTCAAGGTGGCCAAATTCGATAAAGCGAAACTGCTAGTTTTAAGAAGCAACATTGATACTTATTTAAAAAAACTTGCCGAGCAGGAAAAAGACAGTTACCGCAAGTTAGCTTCAGGTTATGAGCAGGTTGAGCGTTCTCTTAACCGGATTATCGAGATTTTGTTAAACGAAACAAAAACAGATAAGACAATGGCCGCTTTAAAACTTTTGAAAAAAGAATTAGGGGAAGCTATCCAAGTAGCCAAACCCGACATGAGCGAAGTTGTGAAAGCGGTTGATAATTTAAGCAAGTCTTTATTAACCCAAGATAGAAAAGAGGGTGAAGTAGTTAAAAGGCTGGAAGCGATAGAAAAGGTTTTAACTAAAAATACTCCTAAAAAAGAAGTAAAAGCGGTTGACAGGACTGACGAAGTAATAAAGGCAATAAAAAGCATTAAATTAAAAGTTCCCGAGTTTGAGTTTCCAAGCGAGGTGAATGTTAATCCTGGTTCTCATTGGCCGCCCCAGAAAGTCCCTAATCCGGTAACTCATATAAACATAAATTCTTTAAAGGGGAATGTCCACCAGACTACTACTACTGTTACGACAACTTTAACTCCTCTGCCTAGTTATGGCGTTCTTGATGACAGGAGAGCGATTATTTTCTACAATAACAGTTCTAGTATAACTGTATATATTGGCGGTTCTACTGTAACCGCTTCTACCGGAACACCGATAGAACCTAAAAGTTTTTCTCCTTCTTTTGACTCAGGCCCTTTGCAGAAATGGTATGGGATAACTTCGTCGGGAACGGCAGATGTGAGGTGTTTAGAGCTTCCAGACGAAGCTTCGGGCAGATAGCCTATAGTATTATGAACTGGAAGGATACTAGTAAACATTGGTCTAAAACAAATCAGAGAAACATTGTTTTAAGTAAAATAAAACATACTCTTTGGAAAAAAGGGGAACATACTAGCCCTAAGACTGAATTTAAAAAAGGATTGACCCCTTGGAACAAGGGTAAAAAAGGGGTTATGCCAGTCCCTTGGAACAAAGGGAAAAAGTGTTTTCAGACATCAAAAAAGGCCAAAGAAAATAAACATGGTAACTATTTTAAAGAAGGGGAAAAACCAGTTTCCCATAAAAAAGGATGTAAGTGTTTTCGATGTACAGGAATTACTTGGAATAAAGGAAAAAGAGGAGTTTATATAACCTCCGAAGAGACTAAAAGAAAAATGAGTCTTGGGAAAAAGGGTAGGAAACCAAAAAACTTTGATGATTTAATGAAAAAATTACACAGTAAAGAACCAACTAATATTGAGATAAAAGTATATAAAGAACTTAAAAAAAGAGGTTTTTTGTTTGAAAAACAGAAGATAATAAATGGAAAATTTATAGTTGATGCTTACATTCCAAAATTAAATTTAGTAATAGAGGCAGATGGTGATTATTGGCATTCACTATTAAAAGCAAAAGAAAGAGATAAAAGAAAAAATGATTACTTACAAGAACATGGATTTAATTTATTAAGACTTACAGAAACAGAAATAAATAATGATTTGTTCAAGGAGAAATTACCATGCCACGAATTGGCCATCCAGCTTTAGTTAGTAAGGAAGTAATCCAAGATAATATTGGTAATATTCTGGTTGACACCTCCTCAATTAACTTCACTTATGATGATGCCAACAACCAAATAATGGCTGATGTTTTAGTTGATAACTCCTCTATTGAAATTGACGCTTCAAACGGACTTCAATTGAAAGCCGATGGCATTAAAGATACCCACATAGATTGGGGAGCTGGCGCAAACCAAGTAAGTGCGGTAGATTTACCTATTGCCGATGCTGGTTCAATAATTACAGGAACAGAGGTAGAAACCGCCTTGCAGGAAAACAGGACAGCGATTGACTTAAATACTACCCATAGGGGTTTAACAAACAACCCCCATTCTGTTACTCTTGCTCAGGTTGGCGGTGCTAGTGCTGCTTTAGACAATTTGGCTTCGGTTGCAATCAATGCTTCACTTGTCCCCGCTTCTGACAGTGCTATTGATTTAGGTTCTTCTGCGCCTAAATACTTTGCAAATGCCTATGTTGACAAGATTTACCTTGAAGCAAATAACACCATTGAATTTACCACCGACCATATGAGTATCAATAAGTTAGGGGATGGTGGGGTTTACCTTTTTGAAAGTGCTGATGCTGGTTCTATGCCTAACAAGGAATTTAGGATTTATGGTTGGGATAGTGATGATGATACAAGACTTGAATATACAAAAATGTATTTAGATACTCTCGGAAATTTATATATAGACTCTACTACGGGTGGTGGAGGTTCGATTTTCTTTGTTAGCGATATTCGCCCTAGCACTACCTCCTCAAGAGATTTGGGTTCTTCAGGTCTTTATTGGGCTGAGGGTTATATTGACAAGATTTATTTAAACGCTACAGCTAGTTTAGATGGTTCTATTGCAGGTTTAACAAATGTAACAGGAGGCATTAAATTAACTTCAACATTGGCAGATGCTTATGCTTGGGAAAATGGTGGTGCGGGATTATACATGACCGTTAATAGTTCTTATGATAAATACCAGGCGGCTTTAAGGGGGGCAATAAGCAATACTGCGGATAATCGTTCTTCCGCAATTATCGGGCTTGATTTTGCAGTCAATCATTGGACAGCAAATGCCCTTGCCAATGCTTTTGGAGTATTAACAACTTTCCAGACATTTGAAAATAGCGCTGTTTTTACTAACGCTCAGGCTTTGGCAGGCCAGATAGTTTTTAGCGATAAAAGCGGGCAGGAATTTGACAATTATTACTTATGTAAATTTCAGGGTATTGATGCTTCGGAAATAGGAGAAAACACTGCCACAATTACTAATTTTTACGGTTTTTATTTGCCGGATTTAACTACTGATAATGTTACAATTACTAACCGCTACGGAGTTTATATTGCCGATACTGCTGCTTTAAATTACTTTGGCGGAGTAGTAAATACTGCTGCTTCTTATCAAGTTGATGGTACTCAGGTAGTTTCTAATAGGGTAATTGACGCAAGGTGTGATGATGCTTTAAACTCAGGTGATGCAACAACCGATGGTGTGATTGATGCTTTAAGAGATGCCATGATTACACATGGCTTAATTGCGGCAAGTTAGGCGGTGATATTTTATGGTAAAACAAACCAATTATTCAAAACTTAAAAATCTACTCTTGGTAGTTAGTTTTAACCAGCCAAGTGGAGAAAATGGTCAAAAAGTCCAACCTATTGTTATTGAGGCTAGGTGTAATGCTTTAACAGATGAAGGGGCGGTTAGGAATGTATCAACTAAACTTAATGTAGGGGTAGAACAAACTATAAAATTAACCAACAAGGAAATCTACACCAAAGTTAAAGCCTTTAATTCCCAACTAGGAGCTTTACTGAAAGATTTAGTCTTGGATGCTTTAGATGAGGATGTGGTAGAATAGAAATAATATTAAATAAGTCCAAAAAGGAGGACAAATGAAAGTAAATATAAAACAAGTCTTAAAAGACTACCAGAACAAGGACATGAAAACTTTGGATGAAGAGATTGTTGAAAAAGACGGGAAAGAAGTAAAAATAAAAAAAGAAAGGAATTTGCTTTTAAGGGATGCTATCAATTTGGCAGTAAACGGGATAATTTTAAACGCACAAGGCCAGGCATTGCCGAGCAAGCCAGAGGAAAAGGGGAGGATTTATCAATTATCAAACAAAATATGGAGTGCTAAAAAGGATGTGGATTTTACCTCGGAAGAAATAACATTTATCAAGAAAAGAGCTAATGAGGTTGCTAATATAACCCCATTGGTTTGCGGCAGGATTTGCGATATTTTGGAAAAAAAGTAATTGTTGACATAATTCATCCAGAGTGTTATAAATTAAATTAGTTCAATCAAAGGAATATATCCGAGATTGCCGAGAGGCAATCTTTTTTTTTAAGATAACCTCTCCTCAAACCTTCTATACAGAAATTCTATGTTATTTAGAAAAGGGCAGACACCTTGGAATAAGGGAATTAATAATAAACCACAGTGTACGGATTGTGGAGTTAAGTTAAAAAGTTATGGCTCGATAAGGTGTAAGAGTTGTGCTGCTAAGAAAAGAGATTTAACGAATTTTTTGAAAGTAGCACGCATAAATAGAATAGGAAAAGTTCCCTGGAATAAGGGTTTAACAACACCAGGTAAAGTGAAAGAAAAACAGAGTGAGGCACATAAGAAAAATCCTACGAAATATTGGTTAGGAAAGAAAAGGTTAGATATGGTTGGGAATGAATTTGGATTTAAAAGGGGAAACATGAAGGGTGAAAAACATTGGAATTGGAAAGGTGGAGTAGGTCGTTTTAGAGATAGGGTTGTTCAGACACTTGAATGGCAAGAATGGAGAAAAAAAGTTTTTGAAAGGGATGATTATACTTGTCAAATCTGTGGTGAAAGGGGATGTTGTTTACATCCTCATCACAAAGTAAAATCATTTGCCAAAATTTTACAAAATAACAATGTAACTACTTTAGGAGAGGCTAGAGAATGTAAAGAACTTTGGAATTTAGATAATGGCGAAACCCTTTGTGTCAAATGTCATCGACAAACTGATACGTGGGGAGGTAGAGTTATAAAATTTTTACAATAGAAGGGGGGTGAATTACCACGCGTTATACATATATAGCTTCAGATAACAGCACAAGTGATGCAACCGCTTTTAATGCTGCCGGTAATGATTGTTTTGTCAAAAAGATTATTTTCGGCAACCCGACTGATGCGGATGTTTTACATCTTTACAACAAAGTATCAGCTACAGGTCATGCTAGTGGAATGGGAAGCGTTAGCACCAATTCTCTTGCTTTAAAGTTTGTCCAACCGACTCATGCGGCTGGTTGTGATTGGGTTTATGAATTGAATTTGTCTGGTGAATTTAATCCTGGCCTACAGTTAGACGGCGGATGCGTTCACACAAACGGAGATAATACAACTATTATCTGGGACGACAAATAAACCTTGATTTTAGGGGGGAAATATTGAGTTTTAATTGCGACGGGGGGAGTTCGCAAAGGGAGGGTTATGCCTTTTAAAAAAGTGGGGAAAAATAAGTATAAAAGTCCATCAGGCAGAACTTATACCAAAAAGCAGGTAAAAGCCTATTATGCGACTGGTGGCTGGAAAAGGAAACCCCATAAGGGAAAAAGAAAAAAGAAGTAAGCACGTTTAAAAACATATTACAAACCTTCTACTCCTTCAGAAGGTTTTCTGGAGGGAATTAAACTTTTTCTGTAGAAGGTTTGAGTTTAATTCTCTCGAAAAGGCTTTCTGGAAAGGAAGCCTTTTTTTATTTATTCGCTTGTCCGTAACGTTAGCGGACCGACTCATGGCCGTAAGCACATGAGAATAGGAGGCGGAAATGCCTGATGAAAAAGGCAAAAACCCTGAGAGCGCAGAGACTCAGGATGACTCGCCAACAAACAAAAAAACGCCCGCAGACGACTCTGATAAGGCCGACAGCAAAGTCGTTAAAAAGCCAAAGTCAGAAGCAGAAAAAGAGTGGGAAGGTTTGAGAGGTTCTACCCAAGACCGAGTTGTTGAGCTTGTTCGCAGAGCGAAAGAAGCGGAAACAGCACTTGAGAGAACCAAGTTTCAAACACCCAGCAATTTAACACCATCGGATACTCCAACGCCACCCAAGGCTCCATCGCAAGATGAAGTCAAGGAAGCGGTTAAGCAGCTCATAAAGCCGCTTAAAGATGAGGGAGTAGTTACCAAAGAAGAGTTAAACGCTCTTCAGAACCGTTGGTATTTGGATTTTGAGCATAACCGCTTGACTACCAAATTCAATGGTTCGGATGGCCGTCCCAAATACCTTTCGGAAGAAGTCGAGGATTATGCCAGAACTCATGGTTATGGCGGAAATCTTGAGGCTGCTTACGAACAGTTGTACAAAGACGAGTTGTTGGATTTTGAGATAAAACAAAGAGGTTATCAGAAACGCAAAGAACCTTATACTGAGAAGCCTGTCGCTTCCGTCAAAATAGGTGAAAAAGTGCTGACTAGAGAAACTCTAAGAGAGCGACTAAGACAGCCTGACGGACCCGATTGGTGGGCAAAGCATAAGGACAAGATAGACCTTGCCAAACTTTCTCCTCGTTAAAGTTTTGCTTATTGAATAAAACTTTTTCAAACCTTCTTCCACAGGGAAAGAGGTGATTATACGTGGCAGATACAATTGATGTTACCGATGCCCAGTACTTTATCCCGGAAGTATGGGCTAGTGATGTCTTGATGTTTAGGGAAAGAGCTTTAGTTATGGCTCCATTGGTTGCCCGCTACGACAATGAGGTAAAGCAAAAAGGAGATTATGTTCACATACCAAATGTCTCCGAGCTGACAGCCAATGATAAAGACGCTAATAGCGAAGTTACCTTAAACGTCCCGACAGAAACAGAAAGCACCATCAGTATCAATGTACATAAGGAGTGTTCCTTCGAAGTAGAAGACATTGTTAAAGTCCAATCTCAGTATCAGTTAAGAGAGATTTATACCAAATCGGCCGGTTACGCAATAGCGAAAGTTGTTGATACCGCCCTTTTGGCTTTATACAGTTCCTTAACCTCAACTGATGT